AGTGCCTTGCAGTTTGATTGATTCTAAAATACCAATAGTGCCCTTAGAACCATCTTTTGAATTAGTGGCAGTACCAGCATCAATAATCGTCATATCAACTGTTATATAAGGACACAGCACACTCTCACGGTATTCAAGAACGGGAACACCTGCTCTGAGATCAACAGAGTCTTCGTTCTCGTTAGAGAATACCTCTAATACTTTGTGATTGAGAGACTTTCCTTGCATTATGCTGCTGGTACTAATACTTGTTTTTCTATTGGTTGAATTGCAACAAACACTTCTCTAGT